GTGGAGTTGTAGTTAAGGAGTTATGGAGGATTTGAAAGTTATTGAGCCGATAAAACGTTGTCGTTTAGAATATCCCACAAAGAGTGCTTTGTTTTGTTCAATTTATTCTGAAATTGTGGGTAATTATTATCTGAGTGAGAAGAAAATTTGTAAGTTTTCTAAGTTTAATGATTTTGTTTATAAAGAATTTTTATATGAGGCTCATACTGGTAAGAATCAAATTCCTATTAAGCCGATGACTAGTGATAAAAATCAACCGACGAGCTCTTGTGTGTATCCGGATGAGGATATTCGTCCGATATGTGATGCGGTGTTTGAGGAATGGTTAATTCGATGTGTAGGCGAGTTTGAAATTAATCGTGGTGTTCAAGGGCCGAATGTTGTTCAGCCGTTAAGTTATTTATGTGTTGAGGCTCTTAGATTTAGTAATAAAATTTATAATGAAGAGTATGTCGACGGTGTTTTTTGTCGACGAGTTCGATGGACAACTACCCAATTACATACTAAAGAGTATATAAAACTATATTCGGAGTTTAATCGAGATACTACGTATAGAGGCCCTCATTTCGATACTCTTTTGCGATTACTTCCAGATGTTAATGATTTAGTATTTCGTTCTTTGGATTGTGAGAGATTTAGAAAGAAACTTAAGTTTAGATATAATCCAATAGAGCTACTTTCGCAAGTTAAGTTAGAGACTAGTGGAGGTATTCTTCCTCTCGCCTCGGGTAACGTAAATAATCCTGAATTTTCTGTGAAGAATTCTGGGAAAAAAATATTTTTGATAATGGCGGCAATTAAGGAATTTGATCAATATATAAGAAAGATTTTGGATGGTAAAGATTATCAGTTGAATCCTATTGGAGTAATACGTATTAAAGGTGAATGGAGATATTTCTTAAAGGAGACGGGAAAGAAATTGGTAGATTGTCAGTCTAAAGCTAGAGAGTTTTTTATTCCGTCGTTATTATTTTTGTTCTTGTCTTTGATTTTTGGGGAGAGAAGGAAATTTGAGACAGGTCGAGTAATAATGATTGGCATGAAGATGTTTCATGGTGGGGCTTATGAGTTAGCTCTTAAGATGAATTATGACAATAAAGATATTTTTTGGGGAGAAGGGGACATAGAGAAATTTGATAAATCTGTTATGGATATATGGATAATGAATTATTGTGCTACGAATCGTCGATATTTTGATCGAGCTCAAATGCCTCCTCCTATTCGTAATGTCTTTGAAAAAATGATGAAAGATTGGGGTTATCATCTTACTACTAAGACGGTTTTATTCTTGGATAATGTATGGCGGATAATAATTGGGTGTGTCCCTTCAGGAGCTCTAGAAACGAGTCATTTAGATAGTTTTGTAATGTTGTGTTATTTTTGTTTTTGGGTAGTTTTCAAAGCAAAGGTAACTAATCCAGAGATGGGTGAAATAATTTTAGAGTTTTTTGAAGCTGGGTTTATACGTACAGTTGTGTATGGTGACAATCATGTATGGTGTATGCCTAAGGTTTTGAGAGGAATATTTAATATTCAAGGGTGGGCTGATTTTCTTAAGACTCATTGTCGTACTGTGTTGCGTGAGTACCGTGAATTTGAAAGTTTTCTCTCTGAGCCTGATTTGGATACAGGAGAACTTATTACAGTAGGACCTTGTTTTTGTAAGAGATATTTTATTGCTAATTCGGATCCTCGTTTTCCTCCAGTGTTGCCATATAAGCCTTTATATGAGCCCATGTTGAGGGTTTTTGTAAATGTTAATCAGGAGCCAGTAGATTATTTATTGTCGATAATTGGCCATATGTGGGATACGATGGGTACAAATCGAGTTCATTACGATCTTTTGTTAAATTTTTATCAGAGGATAAATACTGACTTAAAGGTTCGTAGTATATACCAAATCTATTTAGAAGAACGTGAAAAACCTGAAAAGAAAAATAAGCTAAATAGATTAATACGTAAATTGGGATTAGATGCAGAAACAATTTTTTCGAGTTT